ACTCAATTAGGAAACCGAGTTGCTTCGGAAGATCCTATGTTTTCTGAAAAAGGTAATTTTTATCACAGATAATCTGGGATTTATTAAATGAATGAAGAAGAACTAAATCAGATTGCAGGCTCTGATGCAGACGAAGAGGAACGTCTGCGAATGCAAATAGAACTTGAGGCAAGTCTGGCTGAAGAAAGTCGTCTACAACAGATGATTGATGAAGATGCAGAACCTCAAGTACAGCAACAAGTACAAGCTGAACCTACACCACAACCTGAAGTAGAAGAAGCAGCACCTGCACAAGCCGTTTCTACCAGTCCATTTAAAAATGAAGACGGTACTATCGACTACGACAAAATCGATAGGTACGGCGCAGAAGGTGATGCTGATGTAATGACTGGTTTAAGAGACTTTCTTACAGGAACAATAAATTTAATCCCTGGTGTAGACATTAAACCAGCACCTAAGTTTGAAAATGAAGTAGCACAAACAGTAAGGGAAATCTCTTCTGTTGTCTTACCAACAATGTTATTAGGTGGTGCAGGTACGTCAGGCATCGCCGCACAAACAGCAAAAGTAAAGAACGTCAAACATTTAAAGCACCTAAGTGATCCATTTGTTAAGTGGCTAGGTAATACCTCATTTAATGCAGGTGCTGGTGCATTTGTTGATTATGCGGTTCCTATGAACCAAACAGATGACAACCTTTCTGGAGTACTTAAGAAGTCATACCCACGTACACTGGGCTGGATTCCAAACAATATTGCCACATTAGATAGTGATTTACCAGATGTTAAACGTGGTAAAAATGTCATGGAAGGTGCTTACCTAGGCATTGGAATAGACATGTTGATGGGTCTAAGTAAGCTACATAAACAAGTAGGTAATACACAAGACCTATTACAACACGTTGGTGAGAATGAAAAAGGTAAAGCGTGGTTCAAAAAGAATGTAGAAATAGACAAAACACCAGAAGACGTTATCGAACGATCTGCTGCAAAACGTTCTACAGAACTAGATGAATTAGGTTCTTATAACTTTGATAAGTCTGTAGATCCAAATGAACGAGTGCTGGGCTATCACGAAGCGTTTGATTATCAAGAAACTGGTGTTAGGTCAGTAGATGATCTAGGTATTGTTGGTGCATCTATTGATGCTGCACGTATTGATGGAAACCTAGGAACTATTTACGGACGTGTAGGTAGCGTCATGTCAGAAGGTGCTCTTAAGTTTGCTAATGAAGCAAGCGAGAATGCAAGGCTTGTTATTCGTGGACTAGCATCTACACTGCAAGATGCAGGTAAATACGGATATCAAGTTGATGACACGAGATATCTAAGCTTTGAAGAAATCAAAAACGTAGGCGAGAAATACGCTAATGATTTCTATGAGATGGATCTACAAGAGCTACAAAGAACCATTTATCCTGGCTCTATTTACCAAGGTAGAAATGTATCTACAAAAACACCTGAACTAACTGATGAAGGATATCAGGGAGTAATGGGTGCAATTAAGAAGTACATGGATGACTTTGTAAACATGGATGAGGCACGAGCAACCGCTTATGTCGCCACGTCCCTGGGTGGACAGATCAGTGATATGGCTCAGGGAATGAGACTGACTGAAGGTTCTGGTTCTATCTATAGAGCACAGGAACAGATCCTAGACCGTGTTGAATTTCTGATGGCTCAGAAGGGTATGACTTCATATGTTCGTGGTAGGTCATTGAACATGCTTAACATCTGGAATCGGATGACAACGCAGGGATCTCAAGCATTTGATAATGCAACTAAGAAACGCTTAGAGAATCTAGTCAAGGGTGAAAAGAATAAAACACTCGCAACTATGGAACGTATTAAGCAGGAAACTGCAGAAACGATTGAGGGATTGCGTGCAATTAAAAACGAAAACCCTGAGATGCTATCGCCATTAATGATGGCGTATGAACTAACTGACGGTAACATTAAAACCCTCAGTGGTCTTAATAACTACATCAAACAATCTACTTCGATATGGAGCAAAGCGTTCGTTGATGGACAACCAGAAATCCCTTCAGTAATCAATAGAGCATTCTATGCGAATGTTTATAATGGTGCATTGAGTGCAATTGCTACACCAACTAAAGCAGTTATTTCAGGTAGTCATCTGCTTGTAGAGAAGCCACTTAGGCATTTTGCTGGTGCATTGATGACTGGCGACTTACGTACAGCACGTAGAGCGATGTATCAGTACAGCAGTATGGTAGAAAGCATTGCAGGAAGTTTAGATTATGCAAAACAAATTTTCAAAAGGTCTGCATTAGATCCTAATGTAATTGCAGCAAGGGATGATGTAGGTCTTAAAAATAAGGCACAGCTAGAAATCTTAAATGCATTTGCAGAAGGGAAGGCAGCTGTAGGTGAGTATGGTCCACAGTTTCTGATGGAAAATATTAACCAAATGAATGACCTAGCAAATCATCCTGGTCTGCGATTTGGAACAAGATCTATGCAAGCAATGGATGGATTTGTTCAATCTATGGTTGCAAACTTTGAAGCTAAAGGTAGAGCATTCGATAGCATTACTCAGAACGGTGCAGTCCCATTTGAAAGAGCAGAAGCAGAAGGTGTCTTTAAAGAAGCACATTCAAAGATGTTTAATGAAGATGGAATTATTACTGATGAAGCAGTACAGAAAGCTTCTGGTGAATTATCATTCAACTTAGACAATGCTGCTAATGATGATGTATCGGCATTAATACGGAGGATGCCAGTACTGAAGCCATTCTTACTATTTACCAAGACACCGCTTAACGAGCTTAAATATACCGCATCATACAATCCAATATCACCTGCATTTGGTCTTTTTATGAAAGACGTAAATGTATTTAAACATGAGTTTGATGATATGGAGATTGATAAAGTGATGGAATTGCTAACTCAAAGGGGTGTTGATGTAAGTGATCCGCTACTTGTCAAAGGTAAATATAATGAACTACGTGCCGATATCCTTGGCAGAAAAGCGTTAGGTGGTCTTATGACAGCTAGTGCAGTTTCTTTGTTCATGGATGACAGGCTTCATGGAACAGGTCATTACAACAGACAAGTACAAAAAACAAGACGAGAAAATGGTTGGAAACCAAACTCAATTAAAGGCTTGGATGGTAAATGGCATAGCTATGAAGGTTTAGGGCCAGTTACAAGTTATCTAAGTTTAGTAGCAACCATTGGAGATAACTTTGATGTTTTAGCACCTGACGATATGGGTGAACTGCTGAAACGAAGTGCATATGTATTTGCTTCTTCATTTACGGATAAAACATATATGGCTGGATTAGAACCATTCATGGATGTTGCACGTGGTGATGTAGGTGCAATTAATCGCTGGGCATCAGGATTCCTCACTGCATCTGCAGTAAAGGGTTCCAGTCAGATGGCAGAGATTGCACGACTGATGGATCCAGGCTTGAAACAAATTAACAATGATCTATCTGGAATGATCCTTAACAGGATTCCTGGTGCTAAAAGTACACTGCCTAAAAAATACGATTGGGTTGATGGTACTGAAGTAAACGTACCTGATAGCATCTGGGCACGTCTTAGGAATACTTATACGCCTTGGAAAGAGAGCGGAAAAATTTCTCCTGAAAAGCAATTTCTTATTGATATTGAATACGATGCAACTGCATCATTACATACTAACGGTAAAGGAGAAAAACTTACTAACGAAGAACAGTCAGAAATCCTAAGTATTATGGGTAAAGACGGGCTTTGGAAGAAAGGTATTCAACGTATTATGAAAGATACAACCGGTAAAGAGTTTAGGGAAAGCTTTAAAAAAGCACGTAAAAGCGGCTTACCTGTCGATACCAAGTCCTTTGAAAGTGTGCATTTGGCGCTAGATCAACAATTAAGGCGATCCATAGCTGACGCAACAACTGGTTCTAAACACTTTACTGATATCAGACGTAGGCAATACGTACGTGAAAGAACTGCTGAATATTTAAAAAGAGGTCAACAAAAAGAAGCACTGGAATATCTGGAATACACAAAGAAACAGTATGGTATTTAAAGCGTAATGGCAACTACACAAAACACATACACAGGAGATGGTTCAACTACGAACTATTCTTTTACATTTGAATATATTAAACAGGCAGATGTCAAGGTAACTCTAGACACTGCAGCTACAACTGCATACACATTTGACAACGCAACCACCCTGTCATTTACAACAGCACCTACAAGTGGAGCTGCCATCCGTATCTATCGTGATACAGATATTGACACGCTTAATGCAACATTCTTTCCTGGTTCAGCAGTCAAGGCTGAAGATTTAAATAATAACTTTACTCAAGCACATTTTGCTGTACAGGAAGCAGACTTCGAGGTTGATACAGCTAACGAAACTGCTAACACAGCTAAGACCACAGCTGATACGGCTTTAGCTGATAGTGCTACAGCTGTTACTACAGCTAATGCAGCTACAGCTACGGCAAACACTGCTAATACAAACGCTAGTGCTGCTGT